GCCCAATCACTCCATCCCCAAATAGCGGTATAGAATGTATTGTTTGAATAAGCAGCTGATGTATCTTCATAACCACCATTTGCGTAGTTGTCTGTAGCAAAGTTAATATAAGCCCTGCCGAATTGTTGGAAGTTAACAGATACGCTACGTCTGGAATTATCACCTTGTGTTAAAAAAGCACCCCAAGTATTACCAGGACCTAATGTTGTAGTTCTACCCATAGCAACAACGGTTCTTGTATTATTGATATTTGCTGGAACCCATATCTTATCACTACCAACACCAAATCCAGCTGCGTCTTGAATCTGTAAGTATGGGTTATTAGCTGGTGTTCCTGTTCTTGTGAATGATACAGCACTTAAGTTATTGATAGCTGCGATGTTAGATGTTAATGTAGGTTCTCTACCTGTATTAGCGTTTGCGTAGAAACCATTACCTGATTGGTCAGCCCATACTTCAATATCTGTTCCTGTAGCTGTGATACCTTGTTGGGCATCCCACCAAGCAACTATCCCAGCAATATCTGTTGGAGAAAATGCTGGTGGTGCCGCAGCTGCTTCTTGTTTTGCGTATATAGCAAATGGTGTAAACATATTATACTAAGTTTTCTACTTTGTTTGCGTAAAGTTTGCTTGTATCAAATGATACCATTGAAACAATATCTACAGCATTTGAAGCTGCTGAACCTGTATATGATGAACCACTTGGGAAGGCAAAATCACTACTAAATGAAATAGTGCCGTATCCTGTTCCTGGCTGTAATACTTTAACGTTGATAGTTTGTCCTGTTTGTAAGTTTGTAGCATCTAAGTGTGTATCACTACCACTTACTAATGTTAATGTAAAGAAGTTACCTGCTGAACAATCCATTGATGCTGTTGTAGATGCGATAGTTAAAGCACCTACTTCACCAACTACACTACCACTTAACGTAATAGTATCTGTGCCATTAAACTTAAATCTATCACCAATATTGATTTCGTTAGTGGCACCAGCTGAAATATTATATCCAATAGCAATACCATTTGTTGCTGCCCCTGAATCTCTACCAATAGCAACAGCATTATTTCCACCGCTTGCCCCATATCCTATTGATACCGTAGAATCACTAACATTGTGATTATATCCAAGACCAACACTATTTTGGTTAGCAAAGTTAGTTCCACTATTGTGTCCTATTTGAACGGTGCGTAATTTACTGTTTTGGGCATTAAAGTTATTACCAATAAGGATAGTTTCATAAGCATTGTCTTGGATTAAAATATTACTACCTATGGCAATAGCTGCCGTTGTATTACTACCTGTAATGATTGTATTATTACCAATAGCAATAGTATTAGCACCTTCAGCTTTAGATGCTGTAGTTTGATAGTTAGCTGATTTTAATGAACCAGCACCTGAACCACTAATTAAACCAGCTGGGTCGCCACCAGCATTTAATGCGAATGATGCTGTAGTAGCATATGATGCTGATGTAGCTGTATCTGCATTACCTTGTAAGCTACCTGTAAATGAACCTGTGAATGATGAACCTGTGAATGCTGCTGCTGTGATATTAGCTGAAGATACTATATTGCTATTAAATGAGAATCCATTTTGAGCGAACATATAACCTATACCAGCAAAGTTAGAAATAGTAACTTGGTCGCCTGCACCACCTGGTTGTCCACCTAATGTTAAAGTAGAAGCATATGTGTAATCATCATCACTTGTTACTATTAAAACAGCAGGTGTGCCTGATTTGTATAATGTAGTATCTGCACTAAGAGTTATAGTAGAACCATCATCACTAATATTTGAATCAACTAAGTGGTGGTTACCTTGTCCTTTAGGGATTGTATTTGCTGTTAGGTATGTTGGTGTTCCTTTAGTTGAATATGTTGGACCAAATAATGCTACACCATAATCTGTAGAACCCGAAGTGTATTCGTAGTTCCAATCATTTGTTAATGAATCAAAGAACCAAGATGCTGTGTAGTTAACAGGAGTAGCTGAACCACTATCTTCAACTAATAAACCAGCGTATCTTGTAGCATCACTTGTATTTAATAAAATAAATGCGTCACCAATAATGGTTGCTGAACCTGTTACGGTTTGTAAAAATCCAATAGATGCTGATGTAGCTGTTAAGTTTGTGAAGTTAGCACCACTTGCTGTAATGCTTGTTGCGTTAATGTTTAATCCATCAACTAATCCTAAGGCGTGTGATGCTGTTGTAGCATATGATGCTGATGTTGCTGTAGTTGCTGTTGTAGCACTATCAGCATTTACAGCGTGTGAAGCACTTGTAGCTGAATCTGCTGTAGAAGCATTTGTAGCATAAGAGGCACTCGTTGCTGTATCAGCAACTAAAGCGTGTGAAGCACTTGTAGCTAAGAAAGAGCTTCCAGCATTACCAGCAAATGATGCTGTTGTAGCAAATGAAGCTGATGTAGCTGTGGTTGCTGAATCTGCTGTAGAAGCATTATCAGCGTGAGATGCGCTTATACTTGAACTAACGTTGTTTACTTCAATGTTAAATGTTGAGGCATCGGCTTTGGTGAATGTAATATCTGCATCGCTTATAGACGCTGTAGTAACGAAACTACCTGTATCAATAGGTGTTACGTTTAGAGCAAATGATGCTGTTGTGGCATATGAAGCTGATGTAGCTGTTGATGCGTAAGAGGCACTTGTAGATGTAGTTGCTGTAGTAGCAAACGATGCTGAAGTTGCTGTAGAAGCATTTACTGTTACAGATGGAATAGCACTACCACTACCATCGGTTAATACCGAACCGCTGATTTGAACCAGCGATTGGTATGTGTCTTTAATGTTTAACGGTCCTAAATTCTGTCCCATCTTATCCTATATTTGAACCCCAAGGGTATTGTTTATACTTACTATCGGTAATACGTAATCCTGCTTCCTTAGCCCATTGATAGTGGGCACCAACTCTGTTTTGATATTTGAATACAATAGGTGATTTGGTTTGATTACCATAATCAGGCCATTGTTCGTATAATTTGTTTGCTGAATTTAACTCAGGGAAGAATGATTGTTCCTCTGAAATGTAGTTAGTTAAACGTTCAGCATAATAGTCCATTTTATTTTCAGCACTTTGACGCTTTACGTTAAATAAACTTCTATCTACCTCGATACTATTTTCACCACCTGTTGGTGTTAAAAGTCCGTTATTTCTCGGTCTTATATAAATGGCCTCTAAAGCATACCAATATGCCGCGTATAATAAGAAGTCCTGTATATAATCGTCTACTAATGTTTGATAATACGATGAATTCCAAGTTGGTCCAGCATCGATTTGTGATAGTAAAGAACGATATAATTTAGTGCCAATAATTCTTTGTAATGCGATATCTTGTGATTCTCTAATAGCGTTTTTAATTAACTCTGTATCTACAGAATCATTGATATCTGTAAATTGACGTAGTTTAGCTTCGCTAATGATAAATGTAGTAGTCATTATGCTAAGGGTAATTCGGTTATTGGTTGATTTTCATTAGCTGTTCCTCCTGCTTCATTATCGGCTTGTTCGATATCAGCTTCGAGTGATGCATCTTCACCTACTTCAGCGTCGATTGAAGTTACAACATCTGTTTCTTCTTCACCATCACTGAATAGTTTAATTTGTTGAATACCTAAAGTAATGTCTAACTCTGGGTATTTCATTTCAAGTAAATCTTCAAATACTTGTAGAATGTCTTGTTGGAACGGACGAATAACTGTGTTTACTAATAACAAGTATGCGTCAATAACTTCCTGACGTCCGCCCAACTGTCCTTCTGTTTTAATACCCAAAATCATTGGGCTTGTAATTCTATGTGCTGTAAGAATCTTTTGAACTACCATATCATTGATAGTTGTATAGTAACCATCAGCACCATTTTGTGGGATAGGAGTAATTACAGGTGCGTTTTCTGGACTATCAATATCCATATACAATAAGTTACCTGCGTTATTCGTGCCAGAATACTGCATTTGAAGCATTCTCTCTATTGATTCACGTTCGTCCTCGTTTGCGTTAGTGAACGTTGTTATAGACAAAGAAGGTGCTAAACCATTCTTCATATTATTTACGTGGAAGTTATCTACTTCACAATCTAAATCAATCACACGTAAACCACCTACATAATCAGGTAATGGATAATAACCCTGACCTGGGCGATATGGATTGTAAACATAGATTTGTTTAGGTTCCTCCATAGATTTTTGTGGATTGTATACAGGTAAGAATGGTAATTTTACTACATCATATCCTGTATAACGATATTTAATTGCCCATTCGTCGCTAATGTAATAGCCTGGGATTTGACCACGATAATTTTTTTCACGTGCACGTAGCCAGCTAAAGTCGATATGGTATACTTCTGCTATTTTAGTTCTTGCTTTATTCCAAATAACTTCAAGACTAAATCCACCATACAATTTGAAATCAACAGCTACTTTTTTAAGCAAATCGTTCCAAGATTCTCCTG